CGTAATCCTTGTCGGTCACTCTGTGGTCAAGAAGGTGGATGACCCGCTAACGGAGGCTTACGATCGACACGAAATTAGCATCAACAAAGAGTGTACGCCGTCGCTCGTAAACAACTTAGATGCTGTCTTGTTCGCTCGCAATGAAGTCTTTGTTAAGGACAAGGAAGGCACCAGTAAAAGGGTAGGACGCGGTTCTGGTAAGCGAGAGCTTTACTGCATAGAGACGCCGGGCTATCTGGCGAAAAACCGCTTCGGCCTACCCGATAAAATCGCTATGCATCCCGATGTTTTCGGGGTTATGGAAGGTAAACCAACATTGGAGGTAGAGAAATGAGTTACTTTGATAGTGATGAGACGGTTGTCGAAACTTCAGGCAGAGGGGACTTCCAGCCTCTCCCGCCCGGACGCTACCGTGCCTATGTAGTAGACGTCCACGTCTTGCAGACCAAGAAAAAGATAGCTGGTGAGGTCAATAGGGGCGAGATGTTCAAAGTTGAGTTTGACGTCTTAGATGGGCCTTTTAAGGCTAAGGTATGGTCGCAATTCAATATGCAAAATGACAGCGTAGACGCTGAGAACATTGGTAAGTCTCGATTTAAAGAGTTCGCTACCGCTTGCGGTAAAACGATTAAGATCGAAGCTCCCGACACAGACAGTTTTGACGATAAGTCGATAGCTATCGATCAACAGCTCTCACCTCTAAACGGTTGCACTATCCGTATCGATACCAAGCTGAAAGAGTGGAACGGCAGAAAAAGCGAGGAGGTAATTCGCTACCTACCCGACGCTGCGCCGCCGTTAGTTTCCCCTACGCAAAGTATGAGTTTAGATAACACTCCCTTCTAAAGGAAAGCGTCAATGACTAAAACACAGCAGCTATCACACCATTACCAGCAGGCACGAAAGTACTTAGAGATGATGGAAAGAGACGGCGTCGGATCTGAGATTAAATGGCTGGCTAGGATCGCACAAAACCATCTCAGGTCAGCAGAGCGGCTACGCAAAAACACCTTACCAGGAGTGATGTTAGACAATGGACGAGCAAGTAACGGATTCGATACGACAGGGTTTACTGGCAGTAGCCCAGACGCTAGAGGTAGGGCTCGCGCAGATTACGGAAGCAATTAACGCACAAACTTTCGCCTTACAAGAAGAGCTTGAAGACGAAGACGAAGACGAAGACGAGGAGGAAGAAGACGATGATGAGCCTTAGTGTGCTTTACGACGCTGGCGCACAATGCGGGATCTTGTTCGACTCCTCTACCTGCTGGGCGCTAGGGCCTATCTTCGACGATAGCGACAAGGAGACGGGTGAGCAGAGGGCCTATGGTTTTATTTGGTGGCTACGCTCTAAGGGTGTAGACCCTAGGGACTTAGCCCCCGATCTACTGGAGAGACACGTATACCTGTATGGACTTCACGAGGAACAGAGGGATAGCGATGACTGTAAAAACCAAGATCGTATGCGAAGCTTGTGGCGAGAGCGAAGCCGAGACAATTAAGTACGCCGACTATGAGAGGTTTTATCTGTGCAAATGTTGTGCGGTAGATTTCTCTAGTGGCGACCGTTCAGCGATGAACCACCCGGAGGATAGCGATGACCCAACAGCAATGCTTTAAAAAGGGCTACCTAACCCAGCACGTCTCGCCAACGCGGCCATCGATGTGTATCCAGCCCTCGTAGATGCCGACACCATCGAAGAGCTGCATAGCCATCCTAAGAAAGTCATGCCTATCAGCGCTGCCGTGGATACGGACATCCACTGCGTAGCACTGCTGAGTTGTAGTCGACAGGTGAGCCGATGCCTTAGCGCCACCCTGCTCCTCGTTCCACTCCGGGCACCTGCAGCCTGAGGTTATGACCATCGGGCGGTCGTAGTGTGTCCTCAGAGTTTGAACTCGGTTCAAAAACTCCAAATCGATATTGGCGATTTCACAACCACAGCGGCACATGATCTCGTCTCTAGAGAAATTCTCGGTAATCATCATTGAAGACATCTCTCTGCCAGCTCCTCGAAATCCTGTTCGTGCATGCAAAGGTAGCCATCGAAAGTCCAGTCATTGCATTGGAGGAGGACACCGTCCCTGGTGACCCCGCTTCTCTCGAAATCCGACGCCCAAATCTTAGGCGACCACGGACCCAAAGGCCCTTGGATACCAGACGGCTCGACAGGAGCTGAGCAGCAACCCCACGCCGTAGCCAACACGATGCTAAAGAAAACGCTTAAAAGCATCTTCGAGTTCCTTAGTTTCATTAGTTTCTCTTGCTTTTTTAAAGGCTACTTTAAGAGCCTTAACAGCTTCTGGTCGCTTGGACTTATCGGTCTCGCGCTCTCGCAAGTACTTGATCACTTCGCGCAGGAGTGAGATCCCTGCCAAGATCAGTTGAATGTAGCTCACTTCTTGAACTCGGCGACCATTACCGGCAAGTAAGCCAGCAGCACGTGGGCTAGCTGCACCGACTCGCTAAGGTCCAGGTCTGCTACCTCGTCGGGGATGGCATCGTACTTATCGAAGGCCCGCTTTAGGATGTCTACGAATTCTTTATCGCCTTTGAACTTTTCCCACAGCGCTATGGCGTCTTGAAAGTCCAGGCCGTCCTTCATCCTGCGCACCAGGAAAAGAGTGAGCTGGATGACAGCGTGCATTGCCTCGGTAGTCTCGTTAATCCCGTGCTGCTGAGTACTCATGGGGTTTTCCTTTATCTAAGATTCGCCAAACTGCTTTGAGCTCACTCCTTGCAATGACAAGCGATTCTCTCGTGTCGCCTAAGTCACGGCGCAGGGTCTCAAGAGCGCCCTTGATCTCCCCGATCTCTTCTCGGATACGCGTGAAGTACGAACGAATGAAGAAAAACAGCAGGGCCATAGCACCGGTAATAGCGCCACTAGCAATGAACGTTAGAAGGTTATCGCCGTTACTGGCTAAATCGATCATGTTCACGTGCCCACAATTCCTCTTCCGAGTGAGCCGTCGGGGCTCTCTTGTTAGCTATCGTGAAAGTCCCCGAAGGGGTTGAGACTATTTTACCAGTTATTTTGCTGTGTTTTTGCGGCGACGGTAGGTGGGCTTTTTGGCGTAGGTCTTTTCTTAAAAACACGAGTAATAACAGCGAGCCCAGAAAGACGGTCTGTAGAGCCTCTAGTATCAGGAGATCCACTCGGCTCTCCTCATTGACACTAAATGCGCATCTATAAACTTACCGTCTCGAAAATAAAAGTCCCTGCGTCGGCCTTCGTTTACAAACCCGAGGGCCTCAAACATCTGTAGCGCTGGGTTGCTGTCGAACGATTCTCCCCAGATAACGTTCAGATTTAGGTGCCTAAAACCGTGAGATAAGAGCAGCGCTAGGGCTGATTTACCGTAGCCCGTCCCTTGGTGTTCCGGTGCTACGTAAAGAGAAAACTCCGCTCGTTGGTTCAACTGGTCTATACTCGTCAACCCGCACACGCCGACACACTTTTCTTTGGGCGCTAGGATCTCATACATCCTAAGGTCCGTGCGGTCTCTCAAACCGTTAAACCAGTCAATGTGAGCGTACCATTGCAGTACATCGCTTTGACGACACCAGCGCCATAGATCGGGCGTGTTCCTCCACTTAAAGTACTGCGCTAGGTTCTGCTCCCGCAAAGGCCCGAGTGCCGTCTTGTCGTTAAGCTTTGACATCGCCGCCCGTCTCGTTACCCGATAACATGCGAGAGACAATCTTTACAACGTCGCTAGCGGTCACGGGTTGCTGGGGGTGGTAGCCACAAAGCTCCTTGAAGTGAGCGCCGAAAAGAGTACCCTTTCGCGCAAGCTCCTCCTCCTCTTTGCCGAGAAACTCTAAGGCATCTGTCAAACTCGTAAACGTAACCATCTTCTTTTCGTCGTCTGTCATTACTTTAAGTTCCTTCTCTGACTTTTTGTGCAAACGGGCTAGCAGGCATCTTGCCACGAAACGCTACTTTACCGCTGGAGACCTTGTCGACAACTGTAGACAGGTCTCTCAACAAACGTCCTAAATGCTCTAGGTGGGAGTAACAAAAGAATACACTCGGGCCGAATAGCATCGACGCATCACAAGCTTCCTGCATAAATAAAGCCTTGTATTCTGGGTCTGCCCTTAAAACTCCCCTAGTGCCAAAGCCCTCGATCTGAATACTGCGAGGGTCGAAGGCGTTAAACTCTTCGCAAAAACGTCTCGTCTCTCGAGAGAAATTCGAGGGGTCATAGTCTGATTTTTTCTGGAGGATGGTTATCAGCTCAAGGCCAGCCGCTAGCGATAAGATCTCGCCACCAAAAGTTGAGCTTACGAAGTAGTCACCGCTCAAAAGTTCTCGTCGACCACACACGGCCGCCAAAGGTAGATTGCCACCCAAGGCCTTGCCAAGGACTATCAAATCAGGCGTTACGCCCGAATGTCCAGAGACCGACCAGCGGTCATAGCGTAGACCGGTGATTACCTCGTCAAAGATCAGCAAAGCGCCTACCTGGTCACACGACTGCCGGAGTGTTTCCAGATATTCGTAGCGTCCCTGTGAGTCATCAGTAACCACTGGTTCCACTATCACCGCAGCAACGTCTTTAGTGATGTCTTCTAGTGCGCTTAGAGACGACACCCTATGAGACCAGTTGCACCCAGTAGCAGGTTTCGTTAACGACGTAAAACCGTCACTCCACCCATGATAACCATCCGAGAGGATAAGGTCTCTGCCCGTCGCTGCTCTAGCCATACGTACAGCCGCTGAGCACGCCTCCGAGCCCGTCTTTAAAAACTTAGACTGCTCGGCAAAGGGGATTATCTCTTGGAGTTTTTCGGCCATCTTTATTTCTAAAAGGGTAGGTAGAGAGTGAGAAAAACCATCGTAAAGGTGGCGCTCTATCGCTTTAGAAATATAAGGATTACCGTAGCCGATAAGGTTCGATCCAAGTCCACAGATAAAATCCACGTACTCGCGACCCGTCTCGTCATATAGATAGCAGCCCTTGCCCCGAGTAGCATGGGTCGGATATACACCACGAACAAACGTGCGCGGATGCTTTGAGTTAGTGAGACAGCCTTGTCCGATAACTTTTTGAGCTCTACGCCACGTTTCAAAATTGGGTAACTTGGCCATACTTTTTCCGCGCCCTATCTATCTTGTCTTGAATCGTCGAGTGCTCGCTAACCGTCCTCTCAAGGTCGGCTTGCGTGTTTACCGATATCATCTTTTCCGATTGGTCCGTGAATCCGTTAAGGTGATGGGTGTTTGCCCACTCAGGTGGCGACTCTCTTACCAGGGTGCCGACGTGCTCGCGGTCGGCCATAGACGTAGCCGTAGTGTGTAGCCACTCGAACAGACGTGTCGAGAATACCTCGACGTCGTGACCGTCCGGGGCCGTCCTAAGATCAGGGTCGCAGTTAGCGACGTAATCGCGCTTGTTGTTTACGGCGATGGTTATATGCTTTGTGATAATCGGAGGAGGTATCATCGGACAATCTGACGTGATACGCACAACGTACTCAGGCTTAAACAGCTTTACCGCTTCCATGTAGCGAGCCACTAAGTCCTCTTCTGGGCCTTGGATAACACACATTTTCCGCCCATAAAGATCAAATAAAGGATCTCCAAAAGGCACCAGTAAGGCGACGCTGACCTTGAAGCGGGGCATCCTATTGACGTAGCCCGCCGACTTTTCTACGGCCGTGATAACTGCGTCCAGCATAGTTTTGCCGTTAAAGGGGGCCATGACCTTATTGGGAAAGCGAGTCGAGTTTGACCTAGCCTGTATCCCTATTAGGATGCTCGCCATTTAGCCGCCCTCGTATGAGCCTTGATAATGTATTCGCGGTCGTCGCGGTAAGTACTCAGCCAGTCTCTAAGCTCCATGAGATAGGCCATGTCCATATTCTCGATCTTTACCGTAGAGCCGTTAATCGTACACTCCCAAATGAATGCGTCCGACGCTACCTCTACGGCATCGTTAGCCAGGCCGAGAATGTTGATACAGTCCCAACCGAGGCCATCGCCTCCCGTCTTAAAGTAGTTGTAATAGCTAGGTCGGTTCTCGGCATCTGAGCTGATATGGCGGTACTGGTTAATCATCGCCAAGGGCATCGGGAGCTCTAACAACTCCTCAAGCTCTTTAAGGCTTTGGGTTATGGGCTTTTCACAGAGGATCGGCAGGCCGTAGCCAGCGCAGTGTTTTATCAGCTCGTAATGAGTGGGTGTTGGTGTAGCGATTACGATAGCCTTACAGCCGGAGGCGTCCAGCCTATCGCCTAGGTCTACCTCGCGGACGTCCTCTCCCAGATGCTTTAATATCAGAGAGTAGCGTCGCCCCATGTTTCCCTTGGCACCAATGAGTAGAATCATCCTAGCGCCCTCGCGACTAATCCTCGCAATTCGTCGACCGAGTACTGAGGGGCCGTGTCCGATCTGATACAACCAGTGTGCGAAGTCTCGAGACATTCGTGTAACTTCTCTCCTGCACGTATTCCGATTTCTTTAATCTCGTAATTTTTAATACCGAGATGTAGCGCTAAAACGTGAACCAAATCCACGACCGGCGCGGCTTTCATCTCGGGATACAAGACCTCGCCACTACGCTCAGGAATGTTGTTCATCATAAAGTCGACGACGTCGTCAATGTGAGCCCAGAACCTGGTCATACGCTTGTCAGTTATCGTTATCGGCAAGCGTCTATTCAGTAAGTCTACGAAAGTCGATAGCACCGAGCCCCGAGAGCCGAGGATATTTCCCCAGCGATACACCACCTGGTGGGGGCCGTTTGGCCGTGTTGTGTTTAGCGACAGTAGGTAGCGTTCCGCCAAGCCCTTAGTCATTCCGTAAGTGTTTATGGGTAGCACAGCCTTATCGGTAGACGTGAATATATGAAACGACGCCAAGACGCTCTCAGCCCAATGAGCCGTATTAACCGCACCAAGGTAGTTAACACGGTGCGTCCAGGCCGGGTTAGCCTCGGCTATTTCGACGTGCTTTTGAGCAGCGAAGTTAAAGACAAAGTCCGCGCTCTGCGGCCAAGCATGATAGTCCGGGCTGGTTACGTCGCCGAGAATGAATTGAAACTTAGGATAAAGTACGGCCATCTGTTTTTGACGTAGCTCGCACCGTGAGATTACCGTGACATCGTCTTCGTTCGTAAGACGCTTAGCCAATGCGTGGCCTAAGGTGCCTGTACCTCCGAAAATAACATACTTCACACGTCTCGCCCTCTAGGCGACCAATTCAACACGTGCCGTTGGTCCCATACTTTTAAGACAACGACAGCCTCGTCGCTTAGCAGATGCTCCAATAGTTGGCTGGCATCGAGGGTTAACTGGGGCTGTTTAGGTGGGGCTATTCTTGATTTGCGGTAGAGCCAGTAGGAAAAACTAAGACAAACCACCGATATAAGGAGGAAAAAATATATTGATGTAAAGAAACTGATTCATAAAAGAAAGCTTATTAAGATTTCGCTTACTATAGGCTCTGTCTATGAATCAGTCAAATGTTCCCTATGTTAGGCCACAAGCTTGCGAACATGCACAGTTGTGTAAACTTCCTGGGCTCCTCCTGACGCAGATGAAGCTTGTCCCTTGCCTCTAGCGGCCGCTGATTGTGTATAATGCTCGATTCTGAGCTGGGCTGTTGCGGTGACAGTAATGTAGCCGTCCAGCGTGGTAAAGTTGTTAGAGTTAACTTCGGCCCGGCCCGAATCGGAATACAGCAGGTAGACAGCCGTTCCGGTCACGTCGGCTAGCCTACATCGATGCCCGTTAGCCCCTCCATATGCCGTAGTTTTAGCCTGGATTTGGTATTTCCCTGGCTCTAAGTAAAAATCGCCGCCCGTCAAATTGGCCGCTAGATTTGTGTTCCCATACGAATGGGTGAGCGCGCGCTGAGCCCACGTAGTAGCAAGCGAGTCCGCCGCTCCTGTGCCCGACGTAGTCTCCTCGGTATACCTGATTGGGAGCTCTTCTCTGCCGTCGACAATGATCCACTCCGATGCCGTGCCAAGCACCGTGACCGAGCCGTATTGAGTGCAGATATAGAAATACGTTTGTCCATTAATCGTCTCACTGCCTTCGCCGTCTAGACGTACCCAGCCCGTAGCGCTATCTACTTTGGTCAACACGATACGCCGTCCCTGGTTCGCCGAGAGTGTCGGGAGCGTTACCGTCCGGTCGGTTGTGCTTGTGGTCATAAGGATTGTCGCGAACCCGTCCGTGTCTAAGATAGTGTAGTCAGCGCTTACGGCATTAATGCCCGTCTGCAAAGGAGCCCAACCGAGCACACCCGCACCCGTTGTATCGTAAAGAACCTGTCCTTTCTGGCCTGCACCCGTTGGTAACTTAAACCCCCAGTTAGCAGAGGCCGTGCCCGCTGTAATAACTGCTGTGTAAGTTCCGCCAGCCGCCAGGTAAACAGAAGACGTCCCAAGAGCCGAGCCTCCAACACCCCAAGTGTTATGGGTCTTCCAAGTCAGGTTAGAGGCTATAGAGCCGGTTATGGTAACGTCGTCTGAGCCAGCGTTTCCAAGAGTCGTGTTGCCGTTAAATGTCGAAACCCCGGCAACTGTCAGAGCGTTAATCGAGAAGTCTTTTGAACCGTCCGACGTACCGTTAATAATATCGGTAAAGTTCGTATTGACCTGGTCGGCGTCGGCTACCGTTGAGTTAGAAAATGAGTATGTAACTGAAATATTCGCCATGTTCGCCTATTCTCCTGGACTATTAAGTTCGGTAACCGTGTTAATGGGTAGCTGGAATCCAGCTTGTCGGGCTTGGGGAAAAACGGACCTAGCAGCTCCGAAGCCCGCCGCTCTACCTACTGGTAAAGCAAAGAACCTACCGGCCGCCTCTAGTCCCTTGCCGGTTGCTTGGATAGCTCCCGGAGCGTTAGCCGCCCCCGAAAGGAAAAGACTTCCCAGTTGAGCTGCTGTTGTCGTCACTGGGTTAGCAGCGAAAAGATACCAAAGCGCTTGGGCCGTCCTGGACGGGTTTAGCTTTACGAATGTCTGCTGTTCGTTCAAAAAGATTCTAATCGCCTTAGACTTCGCCACGCGATCTGGGCCAAGAAGCAGGTTGGCCGTCTCGAGGGGCAGGTCCTTGATAATCGTCGTAAGCTTCTGAGGGCTGATTGTCTCGCTACCGGCTAGGGTAGCCTTCTTAACAATCTCGTTAATAGCCCCCTCTCTAAGAGAGTCGAAAGCCTCAGGAAACTTATCTCGAAGGGCCGTAATCTTTTGCGGGTTCTTTAGATTTAGCATTTTCCTAACAGCTGTGACGTCGTCAAGCTTCTCTAGGGTCTTTTCTATACCCTCCTTAAGAGGCCCCCTAATACGCCGACCCTTCTCCAGAAGAGCCATAGCCGTGTCTTGAGCCGTCTCCCGGTAGATGGCGTCCGCACGCGCTAGCTCCTCAGCAGCCCAAGGATAAACCCTTCTAAGAGAGTCGGACTGCGCCTGCTTTAACTCGGGATAAAGCATCTTCATTGCAGACCTAACCGACGGCGTTGGGCTTTCGCTAATCATACGCCCGACCTGGGTTGTCAGCTCGCGTAGCTTTCCGATCGACGTTATCTTGTCTAGCTTTCCGAAAACCCTCCAGATCTGAGACGACGCGGCCTCGTCAATATCGAAACGATCGGCCAACTGAAGTAATTTCGTTTCCACGTCGTCTTTAACCGGCGCGATAGTTTTCGAGTTTAAAACATCGTCGAATTTCTGGTAAATAGCCTCGGCCGGTTCCAGCCTCTTGGCAACTGCGTCTATGATCTGCTCTTTAGCTTGGTCCGCCAGTTCGGTCTGCGACCTAGTCGAGGCCCCCTCCGTTATGCTCTTGGCGGCCTCCTCGATAGCTTTTTTGTTTTTAACGACGGTACGCCTTATGCCACTACCGCCTGCCGTAAGAACCGAACCCTCGAGTAGACCCTCGCTAGCCTGGACTGCCTTCGAGCCGGATATCTGACCAGGCGTTACCTTAGCCCCGATAAGTTCGGCAGCCTCTTTAATCGCGGCCGCGTTTGGTTTTTCTTTGAATAGAAACGAACCGACCTTCTTAAGACCAGGGCCGATATACGAGAGCCCCTTGCTTATGCCTGCGAACAACGGCCCCACCGAAGCACCTACGCCCGTAGCTAGAGCAACGTCGCCGACATCGATGTCGTCTCGAAACCCAAGCCCCTTGGCTACGCCTTGGCGCGCTAACTCGAAACTACCGGCGGCCGCTCCTCCAAGCCCACTCGCTGCTGCCAGGCTCCCCCCACCCGTAACGGGAGCGCCTACAATCCCTAGGGCCTTGGCTCCCGTAGTCAGACCGGTAACTACCGCCTCACCAGCGTCCAGCCCAAGATCGCTGATATCTTGAAGGTCAAACCCCTTGGGGTCTAAAACCTGGTAGCGTATGTCACCCGGTCGTTTTAATTCTATTTGTTGCGTCTTCTCGTCGACGCGGGTTTGATAACCCTTTTCATCTAACCATTTTTTTTGCAGGTTCTTATCGCGGCCTATCAGATTCTTAAGCCCCGCCCTCTCGAGAAAACTAACGCCCTGCTCTTGGTCGGCTGGACGTGAGCTCGCTATTTTATCGAAAAGCTTCGCTCGGATTTTAGGCGTGTTCTCGTCGTCTGGGTTATCGGCAACGTACTTAGCCGCCTGGATATCCATTGGGGCCAAGCCCAGTTTCGCGGCCACGGCCGGCGCATTCTGGTCGGTTGGGTTGCGAACAACAAAGTCGAGAGCCTCTAAATCTTGATCCGCCTTAGGCATCTATTATTGCTCCTGAAGGTACTGCAATGGGTTAAACGGTTTCGCAGGCGCGGGGTCCGCTAGGGCCGTACCAAAACGTGAAGGTTGCGGCGCGGCTTGCGGAGGCGTTCCAAACTGCGAACGAAACGGTCCCGGCCCCTGTTGGTTAGCGAATTGATTTGAATCGCCACCGAATATCCTCTCGAATTCCGATTTGAACAGATCGCCATTGCTGACTACGTCGATAACGTCGGCGTCCGCCCTTTCGGCCAGTCCTGCGTAAATCTCGTCGTCTCTGAGCTGCAAACTCAACTTAGCCTTGAGCTGGTCTTTAGCCGCCTCAATGAAGTTGGCTCTCTGCTCATCGGTTAGTAGATCGCCCTCGAGCAGCTTATTGTAAGTGGCTAAGATCCGATCCGGGACGCCTGTTGTCTGCTCAGCCATCGCAAACTCGCCCTCTCTTACCGTCGAAATCGGGTCGATGGTTTTCATAAAACCAAAAATAAGGGCCACGTCGGTAGCACCTGTGGGGTTTTTGCTATTGGCAGCGGCCTCGACTTTTCTGTAGCCGTCTAGTGCCAGCCGGGTAACCTTAGCCTCCTTGGAGTAAGAATCCCTAAGCTGCTTTTCTCGAGTGAACTTACTTGCGTTGTCGTCTCGCGCCAGTTTTTCCGCTAGTTGTGATGCTTTTTGCTGGCTAGCTAGCCGGGCTTCGTTCTCTTTGACGGTGTTCGCCGTTAAGATCGATCGCTCCTGGTCGCCGACAATGGCCTGACTAAACGCCCCTTGAGCTCCCGGGGTGCCAGGTAGCGCAAAGCGCAAACCTTGTTGCTCGGCATAAGCTACTTGCGAGGGCGTCTCAAACTTTGAATCACGAAAGTCTTGGCCCTGCTGCTGCTGATTCTTAGCCTCTGCTATCTTAATGTCGTTAATCTCTGACTGTTGGTCAGCGTTCGCTAACTGCGCATCCCTAAGCTCGTCTTGCTTAAGGTTACTGCGAATACCGAAAATACTTTGCGCGACGTTTAAAGCCGCCCCCAGGTCCGCTAGCCCGCTACGCTGTTGTCTCGGTTGGTTAATCTGGACGGTCATTAGACGGGCCTCTCTGTTGCGACTTGGGTTTGAGCTTGTGCCTTAGCTAGGGCCTCTTGGATTACCGGCTCTACCCTTGAGCGCATAACCGGATCTAAGCTCTCCAACTGTGCAGCGCCACGCTGTAAGATACCCACCGGGTCGGATAGTTGCTGTTGACGACGCATAAGAGCGTTAGACGTCGGTTGTGGTTGTGTGTTAACCGAGCCCGCCGCTTTAGCGCCCTTATCGAGCAGTTGAGGCCCCTGTTGTTTCTGACTAAGTAAACCTATAGCGCTTATTCCCGCGCCTATTGCTGCTATTGGAATGGCCATTTATTTAAATCTCCTAGAAACCAAGTTTTTTCCCGATACTTCCGCCGATATCTCCACCAATAATACCTCCTACTCCGGGGAAGATCATGTTGCCTGCAGCAGAGCCCCATAGAGACCCCGTGAGACCGCCAAAGCCACCGGCCGTGTCGACACCAAGGTCGCCGAGCAGACCCCCAAGCATGCCCTTCTGAGGTTTGTTAGCGAGTTGCTTATTGATCTCAGTAGCGTACTTATCAAGCTCTAACTGCTCGTTAAACTGGCGCGTGTTCTCTTCGAGTTGTGTGTAAAATTGTTTGTTCTGCTCGCCAAAGATCACCCTCTGAAAGTTGCGATCGATTAGAGATTGGGTGGACGCGAACTCCTGAGCACCTTGTCTCTCACCCGTCTGAAACTCTCTGCCAATCTTTGCCTCACCCGAAGCGAAACCACGCTGCTTTTCAGCCTCACTAGATCCAAACCCGCGCTGCTTTTCAGCCTCCGTCATAGCAAAGGCACGCTGCATAGCCGTCTCGCCGGAAGCAAAACCTTGTGCCGACTCCCGCTCGCTCGTCTGGAATTTCCTTTGGTCATCGATCAACTCGCGTTGGATCTCTTCGTTTTGCCTGGCATCGTCAAACTGACCCCTTACGCCATCGACACGCTTAGCCGTCTCGCTACCGAGTTGCTGTTGGGTCTTAATAGCCGCTCCCGAACCCTGGAGACCTTGGGCGGCGAAACGACGCTTTAAAGCATCTGACTGCCCCTGCTCTTGTGCTCGGGTTTGTTGGACGGCCTTGTCTTCGGCTTTTTTAAATCGCTCCATAGACGAGCTCGGTAAACTAGAACTCATTACCTTGGCCCCTTATTGTTGTAGATAAAGTTAAGACCGAGAACCTTAAACTTTTGATTCACGGTGTTTTGATTAGAAAACTTAAACTGGATACGCTTGCCACGCTTAGGCGCGATCGATCGACGTAGTTCCGACTCCGACTGCCCGCCACCCCAGTTTTCCAGCCCCCAACGCATTGCACCCCAAACCGATTGGCCAGGGTCTAAATCGATTTGACTCGTATCGCCAGACCCCGAATCAGAATCTGTTCTTAAGGTAAGCCCCATATAGTAAGCGCCAGACTTCTCGTAGAATATCTGCGCAAAACGAAAATCTTTATGTAAGTGCTCGTCACCCGGTAGACCAGAGAACTCCTTAGTCCAAAGGTAGCTGTTAATCGCCGCGCCGTTGTCGTTATAAGTCGACGTGTTTAACTTCCACACTCGACCCGTTGCAGCAGCGTCGGCCGCATAAAGATCACCCGCATAGGTAGTAAAGTGAGACGCATTAATTCCCGTCCAAGGCACCCAACTGGTTCGGTTCTTATTGTTAAGATTAGAAGACGACAACGAAAAGTCAAACACATAGATGCGGTCATTCGACGTCGCACCCGTAGTGTAGGTAACCGAGATGTAAGCCTTGTTCTTATGAACGATCGATTGAATCTTAGCTAGCTGGCCGTCTTGAACCTGGAAAATATCAGGCTCAATGCGATCGGATTGTAGCTCTGAGCCAGCCGCTGAAACCGTAAGAAACGATACCGAAGGGTCGATTGTATCGCCGTTAATAGCAGCGAAACCTACCAGACGGTCATTCTGTACGGCCGGAAACATAACCTTGTTATCGTACTTAAAAGAGCCAAAGGGTGACCGTGTGCCGTAGGGAGCTCTCACCCTGATGATCCGCCAGTCCGTATCGGTAGCCGATGGCATGTAAACAATCCACTGCGAATTTCTACAGAGGACAACTAAAGAGTTATCGAAAATGTCGAGACCAATAGGTGTGTCGCCAGAAGCGTCACCAATACGTAAAAAACTAGTCGCCTTAAAAACATACGGGTTACCAACCTCGGAGTATTTGACCAGTTGTTCCGTGTCGTCGATCACGAACATCCGCGCTTGGTGGAACAGAATCCGAGAATACGCCGGGGGCTCACCCTGGTCTGCCGGGGCGTCGGTGCCTAGTGCCGCGTCTAAGATAGCGTCGTCGTAGCTCGTCGTCGAGTTGTCAGCAATAGATACCAGGCGCTTGAAAGTCGCCCCACCGTTTGCCGTCCGGTAAAGGTTTCTCGTGTTAACGCCGTGTGATACCGGAGCTGTGCCTATCGTCGTTAGCGCTACGTTTTCAGAGGCCGCTGTGAACGTCGGCGTTAACGGACTAAGATCCGACTCGACTAGGTTTGAGTTAACGTTCGTGTAGCCATACTGAAACTCACCCGTCAGGGCTGTGCCCGTTGCTGCCGTTGCTACCGTTAAAGACGTGGTCGGAGCTGGTACGCCATGACGTGTAAACGTATTCCCACCCCCACCGTACTTGTAAGGAGTTGAGTTACCGTTACCAAAAAAAACATAGTTCTCATACTCGGCGGCTGTAACATTCACGCCTGCCGTAAAGATAGAGACCGAAGACGGCACCGTCGTAAACGTCGACGCACCGTCATAGGTATGCAAAGTCCCGCCCCACCAAGCAACCATCGTCTGGGTGTCGCCGGCGTCGTCATGGCGGGTAAATAAACCATCGCATACAAACGAGCCCACCGAGGCCGAGTTGAGCAGATCGCTTCCGCCCCTCGTCTCTACGGCCATGTTACCGAATACAACGTTTTGGCAATCGGGTGACTCATGATCTTCGATAAGAGCGCGCTCGAACTTATTATTGAGCCCGGCGTCGAAAAGCACGCGTCCCTTAGCCGGATAGCGTCTGTTGTGGGGTGAGGTCATACGTAGCGCCGCCCTAGCTCGGTCTCATCTTTAACCGACGTCAACTGGTCGCCTCGTTTTCTCTTGGCCCGGTCTCTCTTTATCCGCCCTACAGCAGCGTTCCAAAGCGACATGTGGTAAGTCGCCATCTGGCGGTCCTTGTCCTTAGCGAAAAAGAACGACAATAAAAAGTCGATCATGTCCAGGTGGTACTCGCTCGGAGCCTCTAAGACCGAAGTCGACAAGACGGGTTGAGGCTCGTTGTAAGTAAACATCTTTATAACCTTGCCAGCCTGGTCAGGCGTAGGAAACAGTATGACCTCGCTCCCCCACTCGGCGTAATGTGTCGGCCTGCCACTAGACTCCGTTGTCGACGTCTTAGGGTCAGCCTCTAGTCTCGCTGGCCAAATCTTGCGCCCATCGTACTCGACACGCCTGACACCAATCGCATACGTTGGTTTTGTGTACTCCCTTTGATCGGCTACCGAGCTGATTTGGAAAGTTTTTTCTATACAATGCGTCTCAACCGCTAGGGCCATCGACGCCTGATAGATCAAGTTCATACACATAGTAGACGGGAAAAAGTCGTCTTGGTCAGCGTTATATCGAGACTTAGCAGCGGCCTCTATTTCTGAAGGGGTCAAGCTTCACTCCAATCCGTAGATGGGTTTGTTATCTCGGTCCAGCTCGTCGCGGGATGGGTGACCGGCGTAAAACCGTCGACCTCCTGGTCGTTAGCATCCGTAGTGTTCGGTGGGAATACGTAGTAATAGCCGTTTGAGTCGATCAAATACATAGCCGCTATGTCCGAGCCGAGAGTGGCGACATTGGTAAAGTCTTTATTGAAAGTCGCAACTGAAGATAACGTGTTTGATAAACTAACGGTTACCGTATCTAGGATCTTAGTCGTCTCGGTTACCAAATCGGTCGTATCGGCCCACTGGTCTACGCCCCAGACCATAGCGCCCCACTGCGATCCCGGCTCGCCGCCGATAACGTTCAATCGATTCGTTATGGTAATACTAAAATCAGTCACTACGTTTTTGTACGTCCTCTAACATTAGAGGTCTTAGGCTAAGGTGATATCCGTCTGGACGACGAGAGAATCTCCCGCCCCCTTGTTGATAGCCGCCTCGGTATCTCGAGAGAACATCGTCCCCCCAGTACTCGAAGAGAAAAGCCCGTACTCGACAATCGCTCCTGTGCCAGCTCCCGCAACAAATGTTGCCGTAACCCGATACATCGCGTTTGATACATACGATACCGTTCCCGTCGTCCGAGCAAGCTCGGTGCCTAAGGCCGTGTTGCTAGCAGCCTCTGCGGTGCTATCTGTACCCACTGCCACGTACGCCATAGTGAATGTTGACGCTGAAGCCGCGCCCGAGCTCAAATAGGATGCAACAAACTCTAACCCGTTTTCGGTTATAACGTTCTCACCCGAAAGCTCTTCTAAGAGTTCGTGGGAAGAACCGTAGCGTCTCATGAACCAGCGGCCCTTGAACGTCAAACCAGGCTTGTCGTTTTTGTCGCAATCTTTTCTAAACAACATTCTCTATTAGTTCCTTTTTGGCGTCGTCGTCTAGCATCGTCTCTTGATGCGAGTGACGAATGTGGGTTAGTAGCCCCGACTTAGACTTAGCCTGAAACCCACACGCCTGACATATAGTGTCGTCGTCTCGCGCCGAAATCTCACTCTTTACAGAAGAGGTTGACCCGCCGGGCTTGTCTGCTAAAGGCTCAAGTCTAATCATCTTAAAAGATGTTGGATCTTGTACGCCCGAAGCCAAAAACTTCGGTTGTCGAAACTGTCCTTTAAACAAAACAGCCTCTCCTCGATCCATCTCGACATAGCCACCCGGTGCAATGACAATCTGCTCCTCCTTAAACTCTTCGGTTAGAGGAAACGTATTATCGTTGTAAACCTTGACTCTCATAAGAAACTCCAATTAAAGAAATAAATCTTAGCGACCATAAATAGTAAGAAAGAAAGTGTCACCCGATGCCATACCGCTAGCGCCAATCGTTCCCTTAGAAACAACTCCCGAGCTGTCAGTGTTTGGCTTCAGCGAGAAAGCGGACGTGGCTATAGACTTCGTTCCAATAGCAAACGCGTCAATAACGTCTACGCCTGAGTCAATGTTATCTTCGGCACCGTCTGTAGTAACATCCATGAGCACTACTTTTTGGTTACCAAACGTCGTATGTTTGCGACTAACTGTAAACGCCATAACGTTTAATCTCCTTATTAAAACATGATAAAGCGAGACTCCTGCGAAGGGTCCTCGCACTGTGCTTTGATCTCTGCTTTTTGGTGGAACATGTCCAGACACTCCTCAAGATCCATCTGCCGAATAGACGACAGATTGCCGTGAGGGTAAGAGCCTAAACACCCGCCTTCGGAGCAGTTAATATAGGTTCCCGGTACGTTTAAAGACACCCAATCAAACCAAGCTTTAAAGCCAGCGTAACTAGGCCATGTCGCAACACGGTTGCCGAATACGTCGGTTAAGGGAACCACGCGGCCCATCTTAGCGTCGTACTTCGACCCCCACCCGTGAAAGCGCTTATCGTAGCCAAACGAAAAATCAGCGCCAACGAAAATAACCGTGGGAGACCCCAGGATAGCTCTTGAGATATAAAGACAAGAGCCGAACACGTTCCCGCCGTTAGAGACGTAAACATTGAACGGCTCGATCTCGTTAACCTCTTTTTGGTACGTATCGTCAGGTACGGGTGCGTTAAAAAACAACACCCTCCCCTGCCACTTCTCGAGAAGCGATGGATGCGTACCAATAAAAGCAAGCAAGGTGCGATCCTTCGTTATAGCCCAATAGTCCTTATCGGGATCGCCGCCCTCTGAAACTTCTTCTACAGTGATCTCCCCCGCATCTAGGGTGACGTAGTAATCGACTCTAGCGTCATGATCTTCCATAAAGTGAAAGTTATGAAGGCAACTAACGAGTGGGACCTCGCCACGGTGTTTAAGGGTGTCGACATTGTACTTAAGGCTAGGCCCCGAGCCCGCTATGATTATCGGCCGGTGTAAGTACTGGCCAAATAGCGAGCCGACAGAGTTATCGGCGAATGAGCCAAAACGCTCCTTGTTCGCACGCACGTTTGCTATCCAAGGATCTCGCCAGCGTTCGACCGTGTTGCCGTCGTTCGTACAAGCCTGCTTATACAGGTCGTTTTTCGCAACGGGTGGATCGAACACGTACGGTTGATACTCGCAAACTATTTCTCTCGTTCGGGGCATAAAATAAACCTTTAGACGTTAATAAAAGCACTGCCAGACGCGCCGGAAGCGATGGACCCTACTGCTTTACCAACAGCCGGAGCTGGGTAGCCGGTAGAGTTGCTCTTGAGTGCAAACTCGCCGTTAGCAGCGACAGTCAACAGACCGCCAGTTACACAAGAGTTATCCGCTTCCATCTCAACGGTTGCGAACCCCTTGGTCAACAACCAACCGTAAGCAGCGGTTGTGATGGTGGAGTGCTTACAAACACCTACCAAAAAGTCGCTAGAAGTTGTCGAGCTGATGGTTACAGACATGCCGCTGTTAGCAACAACTGTTGCTGCATAGCTTGGCTGGATCTGCGCGCCACCGTCGTTATAAACCCAAACGTACTCTTCTCCATCAAAACCCTTTCGAGTTCCAACTTCAGGGTGGTTGCCACCGAGTGCGTCCGTTACGTGTGATTTTCCATAGAAACCTATGGGCGCTACACTTTGAAAAGACATAGTTTTAATCCTTATGGTTAGCTAGTCGTCGCTGTTAGAGCGCCGTGCAATCTGTTGTTAGAAGAGCCGAAAGCGCCCATCCATAAAACCCGCGATACCTTAACCTCTTGGTTAATCGGCTCCTGCCAAGGCATCATCTTGATGTTGCGATCCGGGTGGTAGAACAACGGTGCGTGCGCTTCGTTAACGAAAAACATGTGATTAGCCGGGCAATGTGAATCAGCGATAACTGGCACGCCGTTAAACATCAGTGACTGAAACCCACCCTTAGCAGTGCTTTCATCCATAAACCGTTGTTGTGGCTGTAGGAGGGCGTAGTAGCTGTTATAGAGTGTGCGAGTCGTTAGGGCGACACTTGGCTTTTCGCTGTCAACAACGCAATCCTCATAGACGGCGTTCATTGCAGAGATAGTCAGGGTAGTCGTTGTTGAATCAACGTTTGCCTGCCACCAAGAGTTAAGCGTCTGGCTAATCCCACCAACAGTCTGGTCAACGGCCACGATATCTCGAAGGCCGATAATAGACTTAGCAGTAGTGCCGTTTGAATAAAGGCCCGTACCCAAAGTGTCCTTGAGCGTCTTCTCTGCGATTTGCATCTTAGAGCGAACGAGGCTTAGCACTTGCTGAGCGCCTGAGTTCATTAACTCATCTTTTTTGGAGATGGTTACGTTCGCATAGAACGACTTCCAGTCATACTCGGCCGCAGTGATGTTGTCGTTATCGGTCGTGTCGAGAGTGTCGGCACCGTCAAACCATCCCGCTGCACTAGTGGTCGCGTAGTTCAAAGGAACACGAATCTTCGTGCCTCCGGCTACTGACGTGTAGTGGCCACCCTTGCGCAAGCGCTGAAGGTAAGCGTTCGAGTCGAAAACGTTATCGTGTAGTTTCTTAACGTAATAGTCTTGTGTGACCGCATTTAGCTGGTCGATAGTAAGCGCCATTGGTTAGGCCCTCCCTTGATAATTAGTTTTTAATTCCAAGCGACTGAAACGCGAGCTCGTCGAGTTCCTGCCAACTACGTTTCGATACGTCCGCTGGCGGTTTAGGGCTCGCTTGGGGAGTCGAACTAGTGCCGATAATCCCTTTCTTAGCTAACTCTTGTCGCTGTTTGGTCGCGTCTTCCTTTGCGCGCTCACTGGCGCGGGTGATCAAAGAGTCATGGTAGAAATCTCGAAAGGCGATATCGAACGACGGGATATTGAACTTAATCGCGTGGTCGATAACCTTTCTCTCTAAAGAGTTTCCAGTCTCAGGATCGGTGGCCTTAAAGTCTATATCCGGGTATTTCTCCTGGATGGACTTTATCTGACCTGTGAGCTCCTCGTCTTCCCGTGCAGCCTTCGTGCTGGCCTCGCGCTCTTGCTGCTCGGACATAAATTGGTCGAACTGCCCGAGTTTCTCTTGGATACCTGGCGGTAGCGCAGAGGTAGACTCTTGGCCGTTCGGTTGCATACCCTTGTTAGCCCAAGCGTCCGACCAGTGTTGATACCAGTCAGGGTTTTGTTGGGCATACTCGTCGTAAGGTTTCCACTTACCCTCTAAGGCTTCGGCGCGCTCGATCTTAGCTTGCCACTCGCCTTGATCTTTTTTAAAAGCCTCCATTTTTTGGGCGTAGTCGTAACCCATCGACGCACGCTTTAGAACCATGTCCTCAGGCTCTTCGATCTCCTTGCCTAGGGCCGAGTACTTTAACAGTCTCGGGGCTGGCGTGGGAGCTGTGGCAGCCGGTTCAGGGGCGGCCTCAGGCGTAGCTTGGGCCTCGGGCGCTTCGGGCGTTCCGTATGTTTCGATGTTGCTAACGATCTCTTCACCGCTAAGAGACATAAATAAAACCTCTTTAAATTAAGAAAAAAGCTGCACGTAAATCAAACTCCGGCAGGTGAGGCTGGGATACCGCCTCCCGCATCGGGGTTAGCTACTGGCTGCGGGGCTGAGCCGCCTGCTGAAGGTCCGCCGCCTTGGCCGCCACCCTGTAACTTCATGATGAACTCTTGAAAAGCACCTTGAATGCCAGCAAGCTCTTGCGACGCCCCTTCGGGAGCGCCACTCGATTGCAGTACTTCCATGAGCAGACCAAAGCCGTTATCCATGCCCGCTATCATAGTCTGCAATCCACCCTCACCGCCTTGACCGCCCTCGCCTTCAGGAGCAGGGCCACCCGCGCCTGGCTCTACAGTTGTCGGTGCGGGAGCTGTCTGTGGATTCTCTGCTACTGGATTCATACGCCTGTTCCTTGCTGTTGTTCTAGTTGAGCGGCTTGCTGTTGAGCTTCTTTAAGACGGTTCAAAATTACCTCGCGATTCGGATAGTCGATTTGTGTAAGGACTTCCTTGGCGTCGATAATCCCACGGTCGAAAAGGTTAAGAGCCTTTTGCTCCTTGTCGGCCACCGTAAACGGTAGCGAGCTACCGGTATTAACCTGTACGTCAAATCGGCCCTTGATAAGCATCGTCTCGATATCTTGCTCAATGCCGGCCTCGTTTGTTTGCTGTCTAATCGCCACTCTCTGTCCTGATTCGGTCGTTTCCATAGATAGTTTAAAAAACTTAGCTGTTCCCTCGTTGTTGGTGACCCGAAACACGCGCCTAGCCGTGTAGGTCTCAAGGATTAACTCCGAGTACTGGCGACCGAAATCTCTGACGTAATCGTCGAGGTTGCGTTGTTTTTGGCGTATGCGTGTGCGTGCAGCCTCTTGTAATTGTTCGATAGCCGAAGCTGCTGTTATCGACCCCGGCGTCTGACCACGCGACACGTCTTGTAGGCCTGCCGTATTATTGAACCACTCCACTAAGCGGTCAGTCAGTTGCAACACGTAGGGTTGCAGTTGCACGCCCTCTTCTCGGCGTACCTCTGAGCCCGGCTCTTTTTCTATGACCAGACCTGGTCGGTTAATCAACTGGTCTGTATCGAGACCCGAGGCCGTGTCGACAATCCAAATCGGGTTGCCCATCAGCGAGAGAACGTCCAGCGAGAAGTTCAGCAGCTTGTTAAACGTGCGCTGAGGCGATTCGAGTTGCTCGACTTCGGATATCCCGAAAAACTCTCGAGGCAAGATGTAATTTACGTAGCGAGAAAAAGGTATCTGGCCGTGAGCGTAGGGTAGCTCAGTCTCAGAAACCACCACTCCCGACGCTACTATGATCTTGCGACCGTTCGGGTACTTGCGTTTTAGTACGTAAGTCTCGTAAGTCTCTTGGGTCTCGGGGTCTTCGTTCGTCTCGCTAATCTCTTCGAGCTCGCTTGGCTTTAGATAGGCCGTGATAACAAGGGTCATCTTATCCGTGACCTCGTCGCCGTCTTCGTTTTGATTCGACGACAACTCGCGGTCACTCGCGTTAGTCCCGCCACTCTTATCCATATTGAACTCGTTAATCGATGTCTTTGACGATCGAATCGAGTTGGTAATGTCAGACTTTATAAAGTGGGCCATCTCGGGATAGCGTTCTTTAACCAGCTCCGTATCCACGGGCTCGGCGTGGATAAACCCACGAGAGTCAGGGCCGTTAATGTCTCTAGCGTTAGGGTCCGGGTAGCAATAAAAAGGATCTTCACTACGGTACCTAGCCGAGCCTACGCCATGGTCTGCGTCGGGGTCATAGTTCAGAGAACTAAGGCCGGTCCCGTAAAGATAGCCATCTAAAATAACTTCCGAGAGCTCAGCCAACCAGTTGTTGCGGTCCCAGTCCGACTCGACAATCTCGTTTAGAGCTTGCGCAAAAGCCTGGTCACTTGGCTCTTCAGGTATGAAATTAATCTTAGGCCGCACGTCCGTCTGTAGCGGTAGCGACGACTGGATAGCCTGGAATACCATGTTGATGACTTCTGTATGACGATAGCTAGGGCGCTTACCCCACTGGTCGCCACGAAACATCTTGTAATAGTGCATCCAGTTGCGGTCATACTTAGCCCGGTGAGCCTTGTACTTCATAAAGAGAGACGTAACCATCTTGACGGTACGCTGCATCTCTTCAGGGATGTCGGGGTTAGTGTCCGACGACGACTGGTCGCCTAAGGCAGAGTGTTCGGCTACGGGCATAAAAGCTCGTCCAATAGTTATTTGGTTTTCTGGGATCTATTCGGTTTTAAAGAATCACTAGGACTGCGAAGAAATATCTGGGATCTATTCGGTTTTAAAGAATCACTAGGACTGCGAAGAAATATCTACCGTTCTGAGCTTGTCGGTCACTTCATCATAGCTCTTTTCGAGTCGCTTTTCGCGTGCAACTTCCGTGTGCTTATGAATGGAATCGAGGCTTTCGTTCCCAATTTCTATCATTCCACGCTCTTTGGCAAGTTTTCGAGCATGGAGGTCGTTCCTAACTACCTCGCCCAAAGGCACGCAGTAGTGGGCCTCGCCAGGCGATATACCCACCAAACGCGAGGGCACCATGTAGCGTGCTGTGTCCTCGGAGCCGCACCCTGCACAGGTTTCAAGGAGATCGATATCCTTATAGGGCTTGGCGACATCAAAACGATGGTGGCACGTGGAACACTCGTACGGGTAGATCATGACCAATCCTCATGGTTTTTCGTCCCTGACTTTAAGAGAGCTCCAATCATATAGGCAGGATCTCCCTTGCGACTGTTCTCGGTCGGCGACTTGGGGGCTCGCTTAGCAACGCCTCGGTAGTAGACAGCAGAAATGACATATCTTAAGGAATCTAGTAAGTGGTCGTTCTGCTTAACCGGCAACAAATCTTTAACGTCTGTGTTGCCGTCTACGTCCTTATCAGAAGGGTAATGGTAGGTCTCAAGCTCGTCGACTAAGTACTTAGAGTTTTCTGTGAATATATGCAGGCGGTCTTGTTTGAAGAGCTCGTAGACCTTATCCACACCCGACCGTATGTCGTTATCGGCCTTGAGAGCTGTTAGCCCAGCCCGGTTAAACTCCTCGATATTGGCCGGCGAAGACGGGTCACAGTAAAAACGCGTGATCCCCCAAACCTCTTTTTTCCGTCGAGCGATCTTAACCATGTCGGCAACCGTCAGGCGCGTCTCATAGTGCTCGTCTACGATAACGTAAGAGCCGCTAGGCAGTTGAGCCATGACTACCATGGCCGAAGGGTTCGTGTAGCCCCAATCCACGCCGCAAACCACGGTGGAACCATCAGGCAGCGAGCGCTTAGGCGTTAGGTGAACGTCTGGATTAAAACAGTCATAGACGAGACCTTCCATGCGGTCGAACATTCCGCCATAGACCATGTTGAACCGGCGAGGGTCCATAGTCTTTTTCTTACGCTCATACTCTTCTTTAGGAAAGTAAGGGTTTTCGTCCGAGCGGGCCTGGATAAGCTCAACCTCGTCCTGGAGTTTCCCTTGGTGAAAGGGCCGGATAATGTCTGTGTAAAGCCAGTTGATAGCGTAGGGAGACGTAGTCAGGATGATCTGCGCTTGCTTGAACGAAGCCCTCGCCTGCATATTCTCCCAAAAATAGAGAGGATATAACCCAGCCTCGTCACCCCACACCCCACGCACGTTTGTAATACCTATAATTGAGTTAGGGTCGGTCGACGTCCTCACGTAACAAGTAGGCCCGTTATGCATGATGAATTTAGAATCGCCCTTGTGGTATTCGCCAAGCCCTTTCATCGAGTTTAAAAACCCGGGCAGCGTCGCCTGGTCTAAGACTTTGTAGGTCGGTGCCGTAAGGATGAAATTGTTTTCAGGGTCGGGGTAGCGATGCATCCACAGCTTCATAGCTGTAGCGCCTATGGTCGTCTTGCCAAATTGTATGCCGCAAGCTAAGACGATAATCTTTTTATCTGAAAACAGACAACGGTCTTGTTTCGCCGTGTGGGGGCGAAAAATCTGACTGTCACTCTCACTCTCAGGTGGTTGGTTTAACGCGGTAATAGCCAAGCTCAGTGTCTCTGCGGTTATGGTGGGTACGCATATCCTTCTCAGCCTTGTCGTATAGTTCTAGGCCGTAGTGCTCGGGGTCTCTTATCGCCGCTACCATCTGCGTGAAGTCAGGAGTTGTTAGCGCGTGGCGAGCGTCGGGCGTGTCGTCGTAGCCAAACGGGTTGTAATGCTTTTCGATAACCGTCGATGAAAAGTAGCGTACCGCTGAGACGGGCGTCCAGAAAACGTCTAGTGAGTGATCCGACAAGCCCACAGGTCGGCCTATCTTCTTAAGCGCATCCATACGCCCCAAGTGGTGGCGCGTTGCCGGGTACGCCGACTCACAGTAAAGCAGCGTCAGATCGGCCTGAAAGTAGTCCTTGGCGATGTCGATAACCTCTTGGATCGTATGCCCGCCGGTAGACAGGTAAAGGGGCTTATCGGTACCAGCAAGGAAGTCTAGAAGGGGGCGATTCTCTAAGTCACTGCTAGCCACCTTGTGGCGAGATACCAAAGGGTCTATGAACCGAGCCGCCTCGACAGAAAAGGGAGTTACCATCAGCTCTATGCCGTCGTCGGCGCACAGATAGGCTACGTCGTCTAGCCAGTCCCAAGGCAGCTCGCCCGCCATCTCACCCGGGGTGCCGTACATGTCCATATGGGTGTAGAGCTGGAACTTGACGGCGTCTGCACCCGTTTGCTTGGCGTAGCGCACCGAGTCAAGGCAGTCTTGCTTGGACTTCCAGTTGCTACCCACTTCTGCAATTACAAATGTTTTATTGGTCATAAAGGGGAATATACGAAAATAACGGGCTAACGTCCATGTCCGCCCGTTACGTCATTAAATCGGTCTGACACGCACAAAGGCCGAAGCGGCTAAGAGGAAGTCGCTCCCGTCGGTAGGCTTAACATCGGTTTAGAAGGTTAACCCTAGTCTAGCACAGACAAGTTCTAGTTATCTACTATAACTAAATCAAACCCTGCCGTTACCTCGGTCTAATCGACGCAAAGGAACTTAAACGACGCTGGCGTTGCCGTCATTGCAGTCGACAGCTCAATCTTCAGGTAGCGCGCAAACCCAGCACACTCTACAAAACAATTCGTTATCGATGAGTCAAAGAACACGGCCGATGGGGTTGAGCTCGTGTTAGAGGAGCCGTTATAGATGCGTCGAAACGTACCACCCGACTCGGTAGCGCCGTGGATGTAGATGTCTGTACCCGAGGCCATTGTTGGTATCTCGAGCATAATCATGTCGTAAGCCTTAGAGATATCGACTTGCGCACTCATAGTTGAGCCACTCGTCATAGAAACCGCAAAAGCTCTTACCTCGTTACTCATTATTCGTTTTCCTTTATTTATTTTTCTAGGTGAAAGGGTAGCTACGCCCTACAGCCGAGTTGTAAAGATACGTGATTTCGTCGGCCGTTAACACGCGCGTCCACGCTCCAAACTCGTCTATAGTCACTTGGGCATCACGCCCGCCTGAGTCTTTACCGATAAACAGAGCTTGGCCAGACGCGAACACTCCGCCAGCGGCTGTCTTGGAATCGGTTGCTGATACACGTCCGTTATCGATGCTTATCGTACCAACTCCCGACGAGTCGTCATAACTTGCGACGACGAATATCCACTGATCAGGGTCGTGTGTCCCATACACTCCCGTCACGTTAGCCTGAAGGTAAGCGCTGGAGGGGGTGTCGTTTCCATTCGCCGATACATCAAAGCGTAACTTATCGTTTACACCTTCCCAGAAAATGAACCACGCGCGGTCAGACCCAAAGTCATACACAGCCATGACTGACTCCCCAACACCTGAAGCCCCTTGCGCTGTTTTCATCCAAAAAGCCAGAGTGAAGCTCGCGTCAAACAGGAGTGCCCCCATGCTTACGTTAGCTATCGATAGGTGGGTCACGCCATTAGCGACAAAAAGAGCCGCGTTTCCTATCTTGCCAGTAGCCGAGCCCGTCGACCCTCCGCTATCACTGAAATCGGTGCCGACACTGGCCGAGCGTGTGCCCGACGTTTCGTCTAGGTTCCAGTAGCCGGCTAGCGAATCTGTTCTTAGCGATGTTGCGTGGGGGCTTGAGCTCGATGCGAATTGAATGCGTTTTCGTCTACGGTCGGTCGGCAATGTTAGGTTACCTCGTCTTCTTCTACTGTTTCGTCGTCTTCAGGTGGCTCTAAGCTTAGAACAACTTCTTGGCGTTGTCCGTCTTCGGTCCTAGCAAAACGCTCAATGACGGTCGGCTTGGCCGTGAGCTCTACCTGCTGCTTATCGTTGTAAAGATCTCGGTGCATGTTTTTGAGCATAAAAATCCAAGAGACCGTATTGAAGTTCTTTACCTTACCAAGCATACCGGCCAGGCCCATCTTCTCGAGGGCTAGCAAGTTCTTCGATTCGCCCACCTTCTTAGCTTCGGTAAATTCTGGGTAGGCTTTAAGCCACTTGTATAAACCCGGGCGACTCATGTCGACTACGCCAGCAAAAGAGGCAAAGCTATGTCCTTTTGCCATATGAGTGACGAGTACCTCGCAGTACTCCGGTTTGTACTTGATGATATTCGGCATCGTCCGTCCTTCTAACAACTGGTTTGATGTTACCACTAACGACCCTTCGCTTATCGGCCGACAGGGAACTCTGTGTACCCCCTAGATTTTTAAGACCCCGGCTAAATGGCTAGTCGGGGTTTTTGTTTCAACTATCCGGGATATCCGGAAGGTTGGTTAGGAAACACCCCTCAACAATCTCAGCAGCTCATCGGCTAAAGCTTTGTGCTCAGCACCATAAGCATCAGCATAAGCAGCAGCAGCAGCAGTAGCATCAGCAGCAGCATGAGCAGCAGCATGAGCAGCAGTATGAGCAGCATCAGCAGCATCAGCAGCATAAGCAGCACGAGCAGCAGCAGAAGCAGCATCAGCAGCAGCATAAGCAGCATCAGCATCAGCATGAGCAGCATAAGCATAAGCAGCATG